CCAAAGATTTTTTAACAAACTCATGCCAAATTGGTTCATTTTTCACCAGCCCGACTTTTTTAGAGTAAGGTGGATTCCCCACTACTACATCAAATTTCATATTTTCTTATTCATTTAAAGTTGATTTAAGAGTGTTAAATTAAATAGTTATATACTATATCTACTTTTATATTAAAGTTTCTAAGAAGTTATCCCTGAAAGGACTGGGGTATGTATTATACATCTTTAAATAGTTCATCAAACTCATCAGCGGTTATAATAGTATTATTCTGATTATTAGAAGTATTTGCATTTATAGATTCTAATTCCTTTAATAATTCTGATTCTGTAAGTGGTTTCTTGTTATTCATTTTAAGTTGATTTAAGAGAGTTAAATTAAATAGTTGTATATTGTGTTCACTTTTGTATTAAAGTGTTTCTATGATTATCTCAGTGTTCTTAATTTGTTTAAGATAGTTACTTCTGATGTCTGAATCATAATTCAAATAGTTAAAAATAACTTCCAATGGTTTTTCAGTATTATTTTCTTTTGCAATATCTTCAAGTTCTGACCAAGCTGAATGATTTAAAAATAAATCATCAGATTGCATAATATCATTTAAAATAGATTCATAAGATTTAATAGTTCCCCTATCCATAGATTTAGATTTTCCTACTGGAGTACTAGTACTATTTAGATCAATATTGTCTTTGTCAGTATCTATATCTGTATCTGTATCATTGTCTGTCTCAGTGTCATTGTCATTACCACTTGATTGTGTTGAAGTATCTTTAAGAGTGTTCAAGACTGTTGAAGTATCTTTAAGAGTGTTCAAGACTGTTGACTGGTTGTTGGTAACACTACTTATGAAGTTATTACACTTTATACTATATTCTGACTTCTTATCAGTTATACTTTCTAAATGCGTTAATGACTTATCAATAGCCTTATCAATACCTATCTTATCAACATCAACTTGGTACATATTAACAAATTTACTAAATGCACTATTAACACCACCGATTGATTTCTTACCTAACTTTTCTTGATACTTCACATAATCTCGTTTCAACTGACGTTTGATTCCTTCAAATACAATATCAACTAAAGCATCATCTGATTCAGGGTATTCATCATTAACATATCCTAAAATCTGTTTAAATAATTTACCTGATTGTTCATCATTCATTTTTTTAACTGTGTGGATTAAATCTGCGTAAAGCATAAATCCTTTTTTCCCTTCTGCCATAATAATTTGTTTTAAAAGAAAACCCCAATCTAAATGGTAGTTGAGATACCAAATAAATCAGGGTTAATAATGTTTTTGTGAATGTTGTCTCAACCAACTGTTCATGTATAAGTATGTTATTAAAAACCCAAACAACAATTATTTCAAACTAAAAGTATCGCTCAAAGTACTAAAAGTATCTTTAAGAGTGTTCAAGACTGTTGAAGTATCTTTAAGAGTGTTCAACGAACGTACCAACGACCGTTATAACGAACGTTGAATTTTGGTTGGACTTCGGTACCTGTACTAAGACTAATATTACTACTGTTATAGTCTAAACTAATCCCAGAAACAATTATAACAAATTAGTGGCATCTATAGTGTAAACTAATCCCTGCTTAATCGTGACAATAATTCATCACGTAATTCCATTTCTTTATGACCTATCGCCTTATAAGCAACATCATATACATCAGAATCCATATTAAATATATTCTTTTCAAGCCAACTATTAAATATAGTTACTTGCAATAAGGAATTTACCCTACTGAATTTAGCAATCACTTGTTCTTCGGTAATTAAATCATTTACTTTCATAATTTCTATTTGTTTAATTCTTTAAGGGTTTTATCATCCACAATTTCTACCAAGGTATAAATACCATTCTTTCTAATCGTTTCATCAGATGATTCAACTTGTTCAAACCATACTCCGAATTTTTTTACTGCTTTCATAATTTATATCTTTTTATTAGAGTACTAATATACACATTTTAATTCCATATAACAAATAAATTATATCGTTTTTATTTAATTTAGACTCATTCTAAATAACAACTAAACTTCGGTACCTGTACTAAGACTAATAGTAGTACTGACTAAACAAAAAACAATAATATGGTTACTTATAGTATAGAGATTGTTTATTCAATCTTTTTTCAGAAATCATTAGGATATACCAACCAAAAATAAATAGATATGGCAACAGAAAAAGATGGTAGAGCAAATAACGGTGGAGTACGAAAGGGAGCAGGTAGACCTAAAAGAACCGATGAAGAAGAACTATTAACAAAGTTAAGTAAAATGGATGCCTTAGCATTTAGAATACTTAAAGCGGGTTTGGCAAAAGGAGATGTAAAGTTCTTTAATATCTTTATGAATTATAGATATGGTAAGCCACAAAACAAATTAGATATAACTACTAAAGGTAAAGCCTTTGACATGCCTGTAGTTGAGTTTTTCCGTACAATAAATAAAGATAAGAAATAATGAAACAAGAAACAAAAGATTCTATAATAACTACAATAGCTAATACAATCATTAAGGTATTATTCATATTGATATTCGCAGTAGTATTTATGTTCGTATGGGATTTGACTATGCCTGATTTAATGAGTGTGCCAGAAATAACTTACAGACAAGCGGTAGGTTTACTAATACTTTCAGACATAATTAGGTCAGACTTCACATGAATATAAAATTAAATGAGAAATATCAGAGTCTCATAACTTCACCAAAGGAGGTTAGATACACTATAATTACCGGGGGTAGGGGTAGTTCCAAATCATTTAGTGTATCAACCATAGCAACGCTGCTAACATTTGAGAGAGGGCATAACATATTGTACACTCGTTATACTATGACATCTGCTCACCTATCTATTATACCTGAATTCTTAGAGAAGATAGAACTACTTGGAGTAAGTAATCAGTTTAATATCAATAAGACAGATATAGAGAACAACCTTACAGGAGACAAGATATTGCTTCGTGGTATAAAGACATCACAAGGAACTAATACAGCAAACCTTAAATCATTGCAAGGTATTAGTACATGGTGTGTAGATGAAGCAGAAGAAATGACAGATGAAGAAACCTTTGATAAAATTGATTTATCGGTAAGACAGCAAGGTGTACAAAATAGAGTGATACTTATTATGAATCCTGCTACTAAAGAGCATTGGATATATAAAAGGTTCTTTGAAAGTAGGGGAGTTCCACCAGATTTTAATGGCATACATGGTGATACTAACTATATACACACATCATATCTTGACAACATAGATAACCTGTCTGAATCATTCCTCAATAGTATAGAGGTGATGCGTACTACACGACCAGAGAAATACCAACACCAAGTACTCGGAAGTTGGTTGGAGCAATCAGAGGGTGTTATATTCACTAATTGGAAGATTGGTGCATTTAATAATACCATACCATCAGTATTCGGAAATGACTTTGGATATTCTTTAGACCCTTCATCACTTATAGAAACGGTAATAGATAAGAAGAATAAAAAGATATACCTAAAGGAACACTACTACAAACAAGCAATGACAACTACTGATGTATATGAATTTAATAAGAGAGCAGCAGGAGATGGTCTAATAATCGGTGATAGTGCAGAAAGTAGGTTAATAGCAGAAGTTAAAGCAAGAGGTAATAATATCAAACCAGCAAAGAAAGGACCAGGTTCAATACTCGCAGGCATAAACACAATGTTGGATTACGAATTGATAATAGACCCGGATAGCATAAATCTTATAAAGGAATTGAATCACTATATATGGAGTGATAAGAAAAGTGGTACACCAGTAGATAAGTATAATCATGCGATTGATAGCGCCAGGTATGCCATATCATATCAGACCGAAAACCCTACGAGCGGAATTTATGAAATTTACTAGGGTCCGGTTTATGTACTATAATATAATTTAGAATGAATATAAATAGTATTTTATTTACTGTTTTTTTGTACTAATCTTTTTTAAATACATACTTATAATAAAGAGGGAACAACGAAATGAACACAGCACCAGAAGGAGTAATTATAAAGATATTTGAACCAGACGTATTTGTAGTACTATTGAATAAATTACCAAATGGAAACTATACGGGAGTAGTAGAATATACTAACTATTCACATTTAATAATAGTCAAACCTGAAAATATAGACTATGTATGTGATGAAATGCAAGAACAACAATATTAATATAATGAAAAGACCAAACACAACCACAACAATAAAAACAGGTGGGGTACGTTCAGAAGCGGTGTTAATAGTTTTAGTTATTTGGATAGTTACCGCCATAGTTATAGTTTACAATTAAATCATTAAAAAAGGAAAAGTATTATGAAACAAAACACACTTTATAAAATAAGTATATTAATCAAATTGTTATTTGGTATAGCTTTAATAGTAAAAGTAGATTCAGTACCAGAAATAGTAATAATTATGATTGGGATAATAATTATACTCAGCTCAATAGTTACGGCACTTAGTCTTTATACGGAGAGTCTACCTGATGGTGACGAATAATTAATAAAATTAAATAGTTCTTTACTGCCATTTAGAACTATTCCTTGTGAAACCCAGTACTTAATTGTATTGGGTTTTTTGTGTCATATATAACAATAATAGAAAATGTGGTTACTTATAGTATGAAGCAATTAGAGTTTAATGTTCCCGATAGTTTAAGTGAGATAACACTTGGGCAATATATGGAAATACAAACCATACTTGACGGCAATGATGATGAATATGTCATTGGTCTAAAGATGGTAAGTATATTATGTGGAATTACAGAGGGAGAAGTAAGAGGTATAAGTAAAACAGACTATGATGATATATCACAAATACTAATAAAGACTCTTAAATCAACTGCAAAGTGGAAGCAACGGTATAAGTTAGGTGATGTTGAGTATGGGTTTATACCAAGTTTAGATAATTTAAGTATTGGTGAGTATATTGATTTAGATACATTCGTTGGTGACCAAGATAATTTACATAAACTAATGTCTATATTATACAGACCTATAATACATACTTCATTAGGAAGATATGAAGTAGAGAAGTACACAGGTAATCAAGATATGGATATAATGAAATATATGCCTATGGATGCAGTACAAGGTTCATTGGTTTTTTTTTATCGTTTAGGGAACGAATTACTGAAAGCTATCCCGGATTATTTAATTCGTCAGGGGGTGGAAATGGATATAGTATCCAAGCAAACTTTGGAAAGAAGTGGGGATGGTATCCGAGCGTTTACAGACTCGCAAACGAGAATCTTCTGGAGTATGATAGAGCTACTGAACAGAACATCCATGCAGCCTTTACATTCTTAACATTTGAACAAGAGAAAAATGCGGCTGACGCGGCACTGATTAAGCAAAAACAATAATAATTATGAATTCGTATTATAAAATTACAAAGGCATTAAGTGAAGTTCTACAATCACACGCTAATATAAATACAGTAGTGATTGGGAATCTTTCCGAAATAGATGCTGCTAAACAAAACATATATCCATTAGCACAAATAGTAGTTGGTCCTACTGGTTTTGAAAATGGTATCATTAGATTTAATGTAAAGGTACTATGTATGGATTTAGTAGTACAGTACTCTGACCTACCTGACCACGATATAACATCAATTAAAGGTTCAGATAATAAGCAGGATGTGTACAATAGTATGTTGGCAGTGGTGAATGGTTTACAAACTAATCTTAAACGTGGTATTCTTTATAATGCAAAATATCAATTAGATGGGTTTCCAACAGCAACACCATTTGAGGACTCATATGGAAACCTACTTACAGGATGGATGTTAGACTTCACATTACTAATACCAAATAACCAAGTATCTTCTTGTATGGATTATACAATATCACTACTAACAATGGATAGTTTAATCACAACTTTTGACTCAACACTAATAACTTTTTAAAATATGGCAATAGTATATATAAAAATAGGAGATGCACCCAACGATGGAACGGGAGACTCTTTAAGAGTAGGAGGGCAGATAATAAATGCCAACACACTATTTCTATCAGGTTCAATATCTGATATAGAAGCTGCATTGGGTACTAAGGTGGAAGATTCACAAGTACTTACAGATGTACCAGCAGGAGCAGTATTTACTGATACATTATATAATGATACAGCAATACAAAGTGAGGTAGATTTAAATACTGCTAAAGAAACTAACATTGCTCACCCGTTAGTAGAAACAGCAGTTCCAGTAGGAGCATTATTTACTGATACTGATACCATTTATAACGACACTACAATTCAGAATGAAGTTGATTTAAATACTGCCGATAGGCATAATCACTTAAACAAACCAACACTTGATAAATTTGGAGAAGATGTTGACGGTAAACCTACTTATAATAGTGTAAAAGTAGATACTACTATTGCCCAACGTGATGTTTATGATGGATTAGACAGTACTGATAATACTATATCCTTATCAGCTAACAACGGTAAGGTACTTAAAGATGTACAGTATACTCAACAAACAGAAATCAATTTAAACACGGCAAAAGAAACTAATATTGCACATCCGTTAGTTGAAACTGCCGTACCAGTAGGAGCAGTATTCACAGATACTATTTATGATAGTACAGATGTAGATAGTCACATAGCAAATA